CTATACCTGACGCAGTGATAACACTAGAGATTATATTTGGTAACGGCATAACAGCCCTATCGGACTCTAATACAAGCAATACAGTGCTGACACGCCACCCAGATTGTTATTTATATGGGTCTTTGGTTGCAGCGCATACCTTCTTGATGGATGAGGCGAGAGCTACACAATATGATGCGTTATTTAGCAGAGCCATGACAGAGATAAAAAGAGATACCCAACAGGCACGTTTTGGCGGTGGTGCGTTAACGATGAAACAGGATTATGGTGCTACATGATACCTTTTGGAGAGTGGCTACCTGATCAAAGTGATTTAGGTTCAGTAGGTACAACAGTCGCTAAGAATGTTATTCCAGCAGCTAGAGGTTATAGACCTTTTTTGGGATTAGCTAATTTATCAGCAGCTACAGACTCGCATTTACGAGGTTTTTTTGGGTCTATTGATAGTGGTGGCACAGTGCATTTATTTGCTGGTAACGCTACTAAGCTACTAAAACTAAATAATAGTACGGCTGCCTTAACAGATGTAAAAAGTGGCGCATATACATTAGCTAGTGACGATCAATGGAAGTTTGTGCAGTTTGGTAACAGTGTCTATGCAGCAAGTGGATTGAGTAATCTGTTGCAAAAATACACCATTGGGTCTTCAAGTACCTTTGCCGATGTTTCTGGGTCTCCAAAAGCAAAACATCTTGCGGTCATAAGAGACTTTGTAGTAACAGCTAACAATAATACAAGCTCTACGAATAACCCTTTTCGGGTGCAGTGGTCACAGATAAATGACGCGGATACATGGACTACTGGCACTAATCAGGCTGACTTTCAGGATATACCTGACGCGGGTAAAATCACTGGCTTAGTTGGTGGTGAATATGGAACAGTGTTATTAGAAAGAGGCATAGTGCGTATGCAATATGTAGGTACGCCTCTTATCTTTACTTTTGACGCTGTAGAGACAGGGCATGGATGCCAATATCCAAACTCTGTATCGGCTACATCACCACAACAGATATTTTATTTAGCTGACGATGGCTTTTTTATGTTCAATGGCCAACGCAGTATTCCGATAGGTGCAGAAAAGGTTGATACGTTTTTCTTTGATGATCTATCGCCTAATCATATAAACAGATTGAGTTGCGCCATAGACCCTGTAAATCAAGTAGTTCTGTGGAGTTATGTTTCAAGAGAAAGCATCTCTGGTGAGCCAGATAAGATAATTATGTATAATTATGCGGTTAATAGATGGTCATTAGCCGAAATAGGACATGAATTTATTGGTACTATTGTATCGCCAAACTTCACACTTGAGGCACTTGATAATATATCCAGTAGCTTAGACGCACTAGGTACATCTTTGGACTCACGTTTTTTTAGAGGCGGTCAGAGTGCCTTTGCTGCAAGTTCAAGTAGTAAGATTGCGTCCTTTACTGGTGACGCATTGTCTGCAACGCTAGAAACAGGAGAGTTTGAGCCAGCAAATCTCAGAAAGTCTCTTGTAAAAAGCGTAACACCCTATGTTACATCGAAAGATGTAGCTCCTACCCTCACTGTTTCAGTGGGGTCGCGTTCTCGACAGATTGATACTGTATCTTTTACAAATACTGCTCAATTAAACTCTGATAATATCGTACCCGTCAGAAGTAATGGACGGTATCATCGTGTTCGCGTTACTGCTAGTGGTACTTGGCGATATGCACTAGGTGTTGATGTTGATGCTGTAGGTTTAGGAAGACGATGAGTGTTGGCTTTTCTAAACTACCACAGCAAGGTGGAGACCCTAGAGCTGTTGCCAGTGCCGTTAATTTACTTATAGAGGGCAAGCTAAACTCTACTGGCACATTTACTCTAACTGCTAGTGCAACAAGCACTACAGTGACGGATTTAAGGGCTGGTAGTAACTCTGTCATCTTATACACGCCTATTTCAGCTAACGCTTCTGCGGAGGTGGGAAACGGCACAATATTTATATCTGCACGAAATAAACAGAACTTTGTAATTACCCATGCGAACAATTCACAATCAGATAGAAATTTTATTTATGTAGTTTTGGGATGAAATTTCTGCCTGTTCCAGTGGAATATCTGGATAGAAAATGGCAAGAGATTGAGCCTATTCTTAATAAAGCTGTATGTTTGTCACCACGAAAAATAGACATCTCCGATGTTTATGAGGCAAGCAAACTTGGTGCATACCTTGTTTGGACAGTAGAAGAAGAGGACACAATACTTGCTGTTGTAACAACACGAATGATTTATTACCCCAAGGGCTATGCGTTAGCTATGGATTTTGTGGGTGGTACACGCATGAAAGAGTGGTTGCCAATGGTGCAAGAAACTCTTGAGGCTCATGCAAAGCATAACAAATGTATCCATCTTGAGGCTTTTGGGCGTAGAGCATGGGGCAAATATTTAGAGAAACTAAGCTGGTATCCAGCATACATAACTTATCATAAGGACTTATAAAATGGGAAAAGGTGGTGGCGGTGGTACACAAACTGTTGTGAACACACAAGAGATACCTAAGTTTATTCAAGATCAATTGAAACAAACTTTCAATACTGTTGAAAAATTCAAACCAAACCCAAATACTGTTGCTGGTGTTGCTGGATTTACGCCAGATCAATTAGCGTATCAGCAATCATTAAAAAACTTTGCTAAGAATACCCCTATGGGTACAGCAATAGCACAACAGACATTTCAGGATATTGCACAAAACTCTCAAATTGGTACTGGTAATTTACAAAACCTTTTAGGGCAAAATGTTAGTACCTCTGCTTTACAAAATGTTATGGGGCAAGATGTTCAATTTGATAATCCTCTTGCTGGTGGTTCAGGCATTAACACTGATATTTTACAAGGATTGACGCAAGCAAGGACAACGCCCTTCTTACAACAGCAATTAGACTCTGCTATACAAGGTGCGGTTGACCAAGCAACATCCCAATATGCTTTGGGTGGTCGATTAGGCTCTGATAGTTTTGCTGATGCTTTGGGTGGTGGTGTAGCCAGTGCTGCTGCGCCTATCTTAAATCAAGCAGCCCAACAAGACGCAGCAAATCAATTGCAAGCAGCACAAGCATTAGCTAATGCACAACAAGCAAGTGGGGCGTTATCTCTACAAGGTGCAACAACTGCTGCTGATGTGCAGCAACAAAACCTACAAAATCAATTACAGGCAGCACAATCTATTGCTGGAATTGACCAACAAAACCTACAAAATCAGCTACAAACAGCACAAGCTCTAGCTGACGCACAACAGACAGAGACAGCGCAAGCCTTACAAGCTGCATCGCAACTACCGCAGTTTCAACAATTGCAGTTACAGCAACTTGGGGTCTTAGGTGATGTTGGCGCACAACAGCAACAATTAAAGCAAGCTCAGTTAAATCAACAAGCGCAGCAAGTAGCGTCACAAAATCAAGCAACTCAGGCACAAATTAATAATATTTTGGCAGCTATTGGCAACAAAGGACAAACCCTACCAGCGGGAACGTCTACACAAACTAGTCCTGGTCGTTCTCCTTTAGCTGGTGGATTAGGTGGTGCATTGACAGGAGCAACTCTTGGCTCTGCTTTCCCAGCTTCACTTGCGTCTGGTTTAGGTGGGTTAGCTCCTCTTGGATTAGGGGGTGTTGGTGCATTAGTTGGCGGTGGACTTGGATTATTGGGGTTAATATAAATGGTTGAACAAACACAACTTGGCTTGCTAGGCAATCTAAACAATACACTTGCTAATCTCTCTCTTCCAGGAAGATTAGGACTACTCTCAACAGGCGTTAGTCTATTGGAAGGACAGCCAATAGGACAAGCTGTACAGACTGGTCTTGGAACTTTTGGTGGGTTGCAGCAAATTGAAGAGGATAAAAAAAGAAGAGAGGCTATACAAGGATTACTTGCGACTGGTGGATTTACCAATACAGAAAAGTCTTTGATTACAGCAAGTAGTAATCCAGTAGCGACAGCCTTATCAATAAGAAATAGTAAACAGCCAAAAGGCACAGATGCTACAGCTTTGATGAAGAATTTTGCGTTTTTGAAAAAACTAAATCCTAACGCTTCTGACGAAGAGATATTAAAGTCTATAAGAGGTGGAACAACCCAAAACTTTAATTTGCCAGATTCACGAGTAATAGGCGATTATATTTATTCAAAAGGAGCCGATGGTCAAATTACTGCTAGAGTGATAGAAGGTTCTCCATCTGCCCTAAAACAAGAAGCTGCTAAGAAAAAATTAGATACTCTTGAGGAGAAAGAGGAATTAAAAAAAGAATCACAGCAAGAAACAGGTAAAATTGTTACAGATGAAATTGAGAGAGCGCAAAAACTTGTAAAAGAAAATCCTTTCTTGACCACAGGGATTATTGGAAAAAATCTTAAAGATTTAGGAGCTATTGAGTTTCTTGCCCCAATCTTTGGTAAAGAAGATTTAAACCCAGCTACTGATTTAAAAAATCTTCTAATGACAATACAATCTATCATTGGTTTTGAAAGATTAGATAGAATGAGACAAGAAAGTCCAACAGGCGGTGCTTTAGGGCAAGTTGCTATAAAGGAACTTGACTTCTTACAAGCAGCCCTTGGAAGCTTACAGCAAGAACAAAGCTCAAAACAATTACTGGAAAATCTCAAAAGGCTTGACGAAAAGTACAACAGTTTCTTGAAAAACTTGGCTAACTCAAAAGAGGTAGATGAAAAAGGAAGAACTGGTATCGAATATCTTAAGTATTATGGATTTAGCGATGCTGATATTGCGTCTGCTACAGGAGGAGGGGCAACTGGAGAACTTGGCGTAGATTATATTGATGGTCTTAATGAAGACCAACTTCTTGAAGTAGACCCTTACAATGACAATCTTAGTGATGAAGGCTTTGAACATTATTTGAAAAGAAGATACAAACAATGACCGAAGCCGAAAAAAGAAGAAGAGCAAGAGCAATAGCTATTGCTGAAGCAGAGCAACGTCAGAAAAATCAACAACCTAAATTTAAAGTTGGGTCTTTACGTGAGAATATTATTGGCGAAGGAGAAGTTGATACTGTAGGTGAGGCTCTTGGTGAAGCAATAAGAAGCGGTGCTGCTGGAGCAACAAGAGGTGTAAAGGGTATACTTGATTTACCTGAGACTTTGTTTGGTTTATCTAGGCAAGGCGTTGATCTTCTACGAGGACAGGAGGTTACGCCCCTACCTCAAAATACCTTGCTAGGCGGTACATTTGAAAAAGGTGTTGATGCCTTAACAGGACTTGTTGGAGACCCAAATGCAATGGACTTTAAAGGCACAACAAGACCTAGTAAGTTTGCTGGAACTGTGGGAGAGTTCCTTGGTGGTGCTGGAGCAATAACACAACTCACAAAACCAGTTACAACTTTAGCTACTGTGGCTGGTGTAGGAAGTGAAGCTGCTGGACAATTAACAGAAGATACACCGATTGAGCCTTTTGCAAGACTTACTGGCGCATTAGTAACGCCTTACGCTGGTAGCAAAACACTGACAGCTTTACAGAAACAATCAAGCACAAGACCAACTATTGAAGCACTAAAACAAGAAAAAGATGAGGCATACAGACTTGTATCAAGAAATAGTGATGGTTTCTCAACAGACGAAGTAGACAACCTTATTCAAACTGCTACACGCTCTGCTTTTGAAAAAGGTTTCTTTCCTCAAACAGATGCAACAACACAAAAAGCCTTAGATTTAATAGGTCAATTCAAAGGTAAAACTATATTTATGGATGACCTCGACAAAGTACGCAGACGGTTAGGAAAGCTATATAAGCAAGCAAATGATGAAGTAGCTATTCTTTCCATAATCAAATCTATTGATGATACGGTAGCCTCAAAAGCTGACACTAATAGTCTAGTAAACGCAGCTAGGGCTGCAAACTCTAAATATTCTAAGTCTCTTTTACTTGAGACCGCTTTTGAAAAGTCGAGGTTTCAAACGTCTTCAACTGGCTCTGGCGGTAATTTAGTCAATAAATATCGTCAGGCATTGACCAGTATTATTACAAACCCAAAGAAATCAGTTTTCTTTTCTAGTGATGAAAAAGAGGCAATGAAGAAGATTATTGAAGGTAATGTCGGCTCTAATACCTTGCGCCTAATTGGTAAACTATCTCCAGGAGGTAATGGTCTTATGACAGCACTAAATGTTGGTGCTATTGTCCATAATCCAGCATTGCTTGGAGTAACAATCACGGCTGGAGCAGCTAAATCATTATCAGAAAAGCAGATAATTAAAGCGACAGAAAAACTAAGAGACCTTGTGGCTGCTGGTGGGTATAAGAAACCAACCTTTGCTGAATTAAGAGGTGCAGCAGTAGAAATGTTAGCTCCTAGACTTGGCGGTGTACCAGCAACATTAAGTGAGCCTACACCAGAGATACCACAAGATGAACGTCCTACTAATTCAATTCTTAATAATTTATCAAACATAAATTTACCAACAACACTCTCACCATCACTATTGAGGTAATAAATGGCAAAAAATAACATCACACAATTTGATGCTACAGACGCAAATAATACAGACATTAAATCTATAGA